ATCTCAGGTTTCATGAAAGCTGCGTCATCCAACACAACGCACCAACAATACGTTCTAAAGTTCGACCAATAAGGATCATCACTTTGTCTAGTATATTTAAACTCTGGAGATGTATTCAATCCAAATAATTTTCCGTAATAACAGAAAAGGATTTCCAGGAAAGTACTCTTACCTGTGCTAGATGTAGCATAAACAAGCAATGACATTGGACATTTGCGTGGTTTCATAGCTGCTCTCTTAGTTAATTCATTTCCTCTTACGCGTCTCAATTCTGATACCATTTTAGATAAAGCCAATTTTTTCTTATTATCACCCCTAAAAGTTTTCAAATTATTTTCTCCAATTTCTATTTTTAAATCTAATTCAAAAAGAAAATTAAATATATCTATTCCATGTGCTTCGGGGTTTGCTAAAAATTGACTTTGCTGTATCAAAATAATAGATTCTTCAAACCATTTGTCATCAACATAATAATCATTATATAGAGCATTAATGTCACCAGTTTTTATCCATCTATATACGCGCGTCAAAACAAAACTAATATTCCGGAAAACTGCGCTTATTGGGTTCCATTCAGATTGATTGAAGACAAGAGCTTTTCCATATTTAAAAATTAATTCTAATATACTCTTGTCGTGTAGATCTAATTTGAGATCTTTAAAATTGTCTTTCAAAACTATGAAAGAAATGAGCCCAAACACTTGTTTGAAAAATTCAGATTGTAAGAATTCCCAAATATTATTTATATCAAATTTTTCATCACTATGTAATTCTAAATTTCCAATATAATGTATTATCAAATCTACAACTTCATATGTCTTATATCCTCTATATTTAAGGAATCTAACAACTGAATTATATAAGCCGTAATTCTGGTAATCCTTGTAGAAAAATAAAATATCCTCAAAAAGACCAGAAAGATACATTCCATCAATTTTAGTGTTATTATAGCCCTTCTTACATAAGTACTGGTTAATCATTAAAAGTAAATAATTATAATCTCCATCCAGCACCTTTTTGAAAGTGTACGAGTTATTTTGTACCTCGTATTTTAAAAAGGACTCTTGAATCTTAATGGATTCAGAGTAAGGTTCGTAACCATCTGAGGTTAGGATGCATCCACCACGCATCCGCGTTTGAATCAAGATATGAGAGCCTTTACCTAATCCGAATTCTCTTAGAGTAAAACCCCTTCGAAGAGGTTTATACCCATGTGTAATATAATAATCCATATTCGGAAATTGTAATTTCATCCATTTATCAATACTATCAATTATTTCATCTGTAGTTGTATGATAATAGGTATCATACTTGATTCTCCTATCCAAGCAACTTATATATATAAATTCTTGGATTTCCCCACAATTTTTATATTTTTTAAATTTTATATTTTTTATGAAGTTTTTT